ATGTCATGGGTAATTAATACCGATAGACCTAAGCATGGGCTTGAGTCTTTTGGTGAAGACTTTGGTGTACCCAAACCTGAGATAACTGATTGGGTAAACTTATCTCAAGAAGAATACATACATAGATGTCAAGAAGATGTTAAGATAACTAAAAGACTTTGGGAAAATCTTATTCAAAGATTTATGCTGGTTTACAAAGACAAGTCTAACCTTAATAGGTTCTTGCAGTATCTTACATTCAAAATGAAATGTGCATATGCTGCAGAGGAGAGTGGATGGAAAATTGACATTGATCTTGCTAAAGATTGTGTAGCTAAACTGAAAGCTGAACAGGACGAAAAGATTACTGAATTAAAAAGAGTAATGCCAATGCGTACCTTGTTTAGAAAGAAGTCAAAGCCAAAGGTAATGCACAAGAAAGATGGTTCCCTATCTAAACAGGGTGCTGAATGGAATGCTTTACTTCAGGAGCATATGCATCCCTCTGACTATATCGGTGAAATAGAAATAGTAAAAGGAGTTGAACAGCCTAACCCTAAGTCCAGTGATCAGGTAAAGGCATGGCTGTTTGATCTAGGTTGGAAGCCTTGTACATTTAAGTTTGTTGAGGATCGTAAGATCCCACAGGTACGAAGAAATGGTGAGCTTACTAATTCAGTTAAGTTATTGATTGATGCCAACCCTACAGTTGGTGTACTTGATGGGCTTACCGTCATTCAACACAGACTAGGTATCTTTGAAGGTATGCTTGAATGTGAGGTTAATGGTTACGTTAAGGCAGAGATTGATGGTCTTACTAATACACTAAGATTCAAACACAGAAAGCCTTTAGTAAATCTTCCGGGTATAGATAAGCCTTGGGGTAAAGAAATACGTGGTTGTCTTGTAGCACCAGAAGGTTATGTACTATGTGGTGCTGATATGACATCACTTGAAGATACAACCAAACGACACTACATGAAACCTTATGATCCTAAGTATGTAGAAGAGATGTCAAAAGATGGATTTGATCCACACTTAGACTTAGCCAAACATGCTGGTGCAGTAACACAAGCCGACATAGACAAACATAACTCAGGTCAGGTTAGTTTAAAGTCACTGCGAAAGAACTATAAGGTTGTTAATTACTCAGCTACCTATGGTGTTGGTGCAGCAAAACTATCAAGAGAAACTGGTATGACAGAACAAGAAGCTAAGAAGCTTTTGAATGCATATTGGGAACGTAACTGGTCTGTCGCAGAGTTTGCCTCAGATAATCTAAAGAAAGTAAAGCTTATCAATGGACAGATGTGGGTACAAAATCCTGTCAGTAAGTTCTGGCACACTCTTCGATATGAAAAGGATGTATTCTCTACACTCAATCAATCTACAGGTGCTTACTGTTTTGATAAGTGGGTAGCTTACTATCGTATAGCAAGACCTAATATCGTAGGTCAGTTCCACGATGAATCAATTAACCTTGTTAAGAAAGGACATGAAGAACACCATCAACGTAGGCTTGTTAATGCTATTAATAAACTAAATAAGGAGTTAAATCTTAATGTTGACTTAGGTATTGATGTGCAGTTCGGAAATAAATATTCCGAAATACATTAAAAAGTTCTTGCATGTACTTTTCAACACATGCTACAATTCAATTCTAGTCTTTATAGGAGTTAGCAAATGGCTAAAATTACAGTAACAGGAATTGCTCAATGGGCAAAAGTATTTGAACAGAACCGTGACCTTGATGGGTATCAAGGACAGTGGAAAGACACTGATGGACGGTGTACAATTGAGATGATCCTTGATGAGGATAATACAGCACGTATTAAATCTGCTGGTTGTATGTCATCAGGTAAGGATGACTTAGAAGGACGAGGCCGTGCCTTTAAGTTTACACGTAAGTTTGAAACACCTAATGATTGGGATGGTGGAGCACCTGCAGTGTATAAGCCAGATGGTACTGCTTGGGATTTCGATAGTGATGGCCCAATCGGTAATGGCTCAGAAGTTCTGGTAGAGTTAGACATCTACAAGAACAAACAGTACAGCACTGTAACTACACGACTTGAACGTGTTAAGGTTATGAAGCATGTAGAGTTTGATGGTACATCAGGTATATCTGGGCCTGATCCTTTTACCAAGGATGTTACATTAGGTAGTGTAGCTGCTACTCAAACCAATAGTGTTGAGCTTGCCTCAGAAGAAATTCCATTTTAAGGAGTAGGTTATGCCTAACATAAACACACTAGTCGAAGATATTTATTCTGTAATTGAAGGAAAGGGTGGGTGGGACAGAACAATTACGGAATACTTATCAAGTAACATTGCAAACGTTGCACATGATAGGTTTAAGGAACCTCAGAAGCCCAGAGGATATTTAAGTTTATCCTCTGTGGGTTCACCCTGTAAAAGAAAGACTTGGTACAGAATAAATAAAACAGAGGAAGCTGCACCATTAAAACCTCAACTACTTGGTCTTTTCTTTTACGGGGATCTTTTAGAAACTCTTGTCCTTGCATTAGCAAAAGCTGCAGGACATGATGTCCAAGGTGAGCAGGATCGTTTGTCTGTTCACGGTATCAAAGGGCATAGGGATGCAGTCATTGATGGTATGACAATAGATGTTAAGTCTGCATCACGTTATGGAATGCAGAAGTTTAAAAACCATGTATTACGTGATGATGATCCATATGGTTATATCAGCCAGTTAAGTTCGTATGTATATGCTGGTAAGGATGATCCACTTGTAACAGATAAAAAGAAAGGTGCATTTCTTGTCGTACAGAAAGATAGTTTTGAATTAGTCTTAGATACCTACGACTTTACTGATGAGCTAAAAAACAAAGAACAAGAGGTTAAGAAAGTTAAAGAAGTTGTGTCAGGTGATTTACCAGAAGAACGTATAGCACCTATCCCACAGTCAGATACATCTGAAAATACTAAGTTATCTTTTGCTTGTTCAGGTTGTGAGTATCGTAAGATATGTTGGCCTGAAGCAAGAGTGTTTCAATATGCTGGTGGACGTAAGGAGTACTTGATTGATGTGGTTAAGAAGCCAAAAGTACCTGAGTTAATAGATTGAGTAGGCAAGGTAAAAATAAAGGTAGATTAGGTCAGCAAGAAATCAGGGATGCTTTACTTGCAGCATTTCCTGAACTTGAGCCTGATGATATAAAGTCTACGGTTATGGGTGACACTGGTGCAGATATACAGTTATCACCTGCAGCACGTAAGTTAATACCAATATCAATAGAAGTTAAACGTAGAAAGGCAGCATTAAAAACAGTATACACTTGGATGGCACAGGCAGATAATCATACAGATAATCCACCTGTAGTTTTCTATCGTTCCGACAGACAGAAGTGGTTAGTTGTAACAGAGTTAGATCACTACGTAGAATTGCTAAGGAATAAGAATGGTAAACAGTGATATAGTCGATAAAAAACAAGTAAAGATTTGGGATGTTATCTCAGGACCATACCCCTGTGACATACCAGACAATGAGGATGTACACTACAATGTTTGTAAGATTGAGGTTGATGGAGAAATACGGCAGATAGAATACTTCTTTGGTAGTTTTAATTCTGCATATGAAATGGTGAAGTATTTTCACAGTAACATAGAACCAATAGAGGTGGAATATAATGAAGATGATTATTGACTTTAATAACTACTTGAGTATAACTAGGAACTTTCACCGTGGAGTATGAGGTTATAATCAAAATAAAAATAGACCCAGACTCTTATGTGTTTGAGTTGTACAAGGACAATAGCTCCAGTGACGTAAAAGAGTTAGTAGAAAATCTTCTATATGAAGTAGAAGACATTAAAATATTAGAATGTGAGGTAACAAAAGTATGACTAAACTAAGTATCGACAATAACGAATATGAAATTGATGATATGACTGATGATCAGAAAGAGATTATAAATATCTTAAATGTAGGCTCCAATGCTTCAGCACTACTAAGTCACATCAGTCAGTGTGTCAGTGCTGTTCAACAGATGAAAACGAATGAATTGAAACAGTCATTGGAAGGTAATGAGGATGATCAATCGCAGTGATCTAGAGGCGTTTGGCTACTTTGACATGTTTCAGAATAGTCCAGACTATGAAGAAGATCCTGTCCGTTTCTATAGTCAGTTTGTAGAGGACAAGATATTAACTAAGGGCCGTGATCGTCTAATAGAAAATACTCTTGGTCTTGCTGGTGAGGCAGGTGAGGTATCTGAGAAAGTAAAGAAGCTCTTTCGTGATAAGAATAGATTCAAAGATGAAGATATACTGAAAGAGTTAGGTGATGTGTTGTTTTACACAGTAGCCTTGGCAAACATCTTCGGAGGTAACTTACGTAAGGTTATGGAGATGAACATGGCAAAGCTAGATGACAGAGAGCAACGTGGTGTATTAAAAGGAAGTGGTGATAACAGATGAATAACTACCTACCAACAGACTATCAATCCTTCATTCATACTTCACGGTATGCACGGTGGCTTGATGATGAAGGACGAAGAGAGTCATGGGGCGAAACAGTAGATCGTTACATTGACAATGTAGTAGGGCATAAGATTGACGAAAACACTAAGGATGACTTGATGTTTTCTATACTTAACTTAGAGGTCATGCCTTCTATGCGAGCCATGATGACTGCTGGTCCAGCAGCTAATCGTGACAACACTTGTATGTATAACTGCAGTTACCTACCCGTAGATGATCCTAAGTCCTTTGATGAGGCTATGTTTATCTTGCTCTGTGGTACTGGTGTCGGCTTTAGTGTTGAGAGGCAGTTCATTAGTAAGCTTCCAGAAGTCCCTGAGTTATTTGACAGTGAGACTACTATTGTTGTCAAAGACAGTAAGGAAGGTTGGGCTAAAGCTCTTCGTCAAGTTCTTGCTCTTCTTTGGGCTGGTGAGATACCTAAGTGGGATATTAGTTTAGTACGTCCTGCAGGTGCAAAGCTTAAAACATTTGGTGGTAGAGCTAGTGGGCCAGCACCTCTTGTTGAGTTGTTCAACTTTGTTATCACTACCTTCAAGAATGCACAAGGGCGTAAGCTATCTAGCATTGAATGCCACGATATCATGTGTAAGATTGGTGAGGTAGTAGTTGTAGGTGGTGTACGTAGGTCAGCTATGATTTCTTTGAGTAACCTCAGTGATGATCGTATGAGACATGCTAAGTCAGGTTCATGGTGGGAGAATGATCCACAACGTGCCTTAGCTAATAACTCTGTAAGCTACACAGAGAAACCAGATGCTGTGTCATTTATGAGAGAATGGATGGCATTAGTAGAATCAGGGAGTGGAGAACGTGGTGTATTCAATCGTCAGGCAAGCAAAAAGCAAGCTGCTAAGAATGGTAGACGTAATCCAGACTTTGAGTTTGGAACTAATCCTTGCAGTGAAATCATACTTAGGCCAAATCAGTTTTGCAATCTTACGGAAGTTGTTGTTCGTGCCACAGACAGTATGGAAGATCTTGAACGAAAAGTCCGTATGGCAACAATTCTGGGAACTATCCAGTCCACCTATACCAAGTTCCCATACTTGCGAAAGGTGTGGTCTAGAAATACAGAAGAAGAACGGTTGCTCGGTGTGTCACTCACAGGGATAATGGATAATCCTCTGATGACATTAAGTAACAAAGGCTTGGAGAAGACTCTTGAACATCTTCGTAGGATCTGTGTATCTACTAATGCTGAATGGGCTGACCGTCTTGGTATACCTGTTGCTGCTGCAATTACATGCGTCAAACCATCGGGCACGGTATCACAATTGGTGGATAGTGCCAGTGGCATACATGCTCGCCATAGTCCCTATTATATCCGTACTGTGCGTGGTGATAATAAAGACCCGTTAACACAGTTTATGATGGATCAGGGCATCCCTAGTGAGCCTTGTGTTATGAAGCCAGATCAAACGACAGTGTTTAGTTTTCCTCAAAAGTCTCCTATCAATGCTGTTGTTACAGAAGATATGACAGCCATTGAGCAGCTAGAAACTTGGTTAGCTTATCAACGATCATGGTGTGAGCATAAGCCATCTGTGACCATCAATGTCCGTAAGGATGAGTGGTTTGAAGTAGGTGCTTTTGTGTACAAACACTTTGATGAGATGTCAGGTGTGTCATTTTTACCATATAATGAACATACTTATCAGCAAGCACCTTATCAAGAAGTTGACAGTGAAACATACAACAATGTACTATTGGCTATGCCAAAAACAATTGATTGGTCTGGACTGTCTGAGTATGAAAAAGAAGATAACACAGTCTCAATGCAGACAATGGCCTGTACAGGTGATGTTTGCGAGATGGTAGATATAACATAAAGGAGAAAAATATGTTTGAAGTAATGAATCTTATCGTAGGTATGGTATTAGTAGCAGAGGTTGTAGTTCCAGTTACAATGGAACTTATATCAGGTCTGTTCTAATGTATGTTCTAGTGCTCATAATGTTCTTTGAAGATAGGTATAAGATCCAAGGTCACCATACGTTCTTTACAAGTCAAGCTGCTTGCCATGAGTTTGCAGCACCACTTAAAAAAAGACTTATGGACACTAGACCTTCACCTAACTCTAATGTAAAATACTATTGTTTTGAAATACCTAAAGGGGTTTAAAATGAAAAAGAGACCGTTTAACAGAGCCTTGTATGAATCTTATGATCAACCAGCTAAAGATACACTGGTGTCTTACCTTCAAAGTAAGGGGCATGAGATATTAAATATGAAAGAAGATTACAATGCAGATGTGGTTTCAACTAAGAATGACTTCGTATACTTCAATGAAGTAGAAGTTAAAACTGCTTGGAAGGGAGATTGGCCTAGCACATGGGAAGAGATTAGAATACCAGAAAGAAAAGGTAGACTAGTTAAGATGTACGAAAATCAAAATGGTGTGTTAAACTTTTACATTTTTAGAAAGGATATGAAACAGGCATGGAGAATTAAAGATACTCTTCTTAAAGAAGATAGTTTAAAAGAAGCTAAGGGGCGTTACATCACTAAGGGTGAAAAGTTCTTTCATATTAATTATAAAGATGCGGAGTTAGTTCAGTTATGAATTACGATCCTGTTAATAGGCCAGCACATTACAATCTAGGAGAAGGGGTTGAGTGTATTGAATACATAAAACAAGTTCTAGGTTATGATGGCTTTATTGCTTACTGTCAAGGTAACATGATTAAGTATCAGCATAGACATAGATATAAAAATAAACCAGTTGAAGATATGGAGAAAGCTCAATGGTATCTAAACAAAATGCTAGAAACAATGAGAGAAAACCACAAATGAATCCTTACGTTGAGGGTCAAGAAGCTTTTAGAAAAGGTAAGCTGGGTAATCCCTACTCAGCTAACTCTAACAACAACAGGAGTTGGGAGTATGGCTTTAATACAGCCTACTTCTACAACTTAAAAAAAGTAAAAGAGAATGAAGCACAAGTTAGAAACAGAAGCAAAAAAGTTTACACAGAAGAAACGAACATCTAAAGCTATGAAGCCCCTCACTGCAAGAAGATACCTAGCAGGTCAAGCACTTGCTGGGTTACTCATTAACAGTCGTGGGGCTTCTCAGATGGCTGATATTAAAAGGGCTGCATATGATTGGGCTGACTATATGTTAGATGAGGATGACTAGTCTGTTTCACTAACCTGAGTTACAACACTTTGAGATTTATCTTTTTCTTTAGTTAAAATATCCATTATGTGTTGCCGCCTATCAATTTCATCTTCGATACTGTCAGAGTCAGCCAAGTAGTCTCTGGCAGTTTTCATTCCTTTAAATCTTTCTGGATACCTAATAATAATATTATCAATGTTATTACCAAACTCTTGTGTAGCTAACTCATAAGAGTTTCTTATGTAGCCGATAGCTTTTCTTTTCTTTCGTACATCTCTGCTATTAAGAAGATCTTCAAAGAATAGTTTTACTGCTTCTGATTCTTTCTCAACATTACCATCTATCCAACCCTCTAAAAATTTAGCCTTATGAGCATTTATTTCTTTTTTACTTAATGGTAAATCATCAAGTTCATCATAAGTAAGGTTTGCATATTTATTATTTTCTCCCCCAAGTCTTCCTTGAGATTTCCAAACTTCAAATTTTTTATATAAAGTCTGAGATAAATTATACTGAACTTGGTATGCCATCGAATGGTTACCTACACTTTTATTTGTGTATAGTTTATAATCTTTAAGGTTTAATTTAGTTATTTCTTTTTGCAAAGCAGTACTTGGTGGCTCTTCTTGAGCACCAAACTGTCTTGTAATTGGATTGTAACTACTTGTGGCATTGGGATTAAAAATACTATAGATTTTAAAATCATATCCCTTCTTATGACTAGCTGACCTAGATTGATTGTAGCTAAACATATTACTATCTACTAAAAATCTAGAGGCTTGATTTTTTAACAGTTCACTATTCATAATATCTTGGAGTAAGTTTCTTTCTCCGAATGTAGATACTGCATTCTTTTCTCCGGGTAGCATTGGTCTTGTGTAGGCATTACCTGCAGAGTCAAAATTAATTTGCGCATATGCATCCCTTGCTATTGTAGCAGGATACGAAAAGGTAGCTATAATATTACCAAGTTGTTTTTCTAAACCATCAGTGGCTTCATTTTGTTCTATTGATTTATATAATTCTCTAATTAAAGGGAACTCTAAACTAAAAGCACCTGTTCTTAAATCAGGAACACCACCTAAAACTTCTGCCACATTTTCATATGTAGCAGATGTGTTCCAAGGAAGATCATTCATATATCTATACGCCAGATCTGCTAACAATAAATTCATAGCCCAAGGCCCAGCAATACGAGATAGATCTGTTTCACCTTCTTTTTGTAACTTACTTATTCTATCGAAATCTAATTCACCCTCTTTAGCTGCTGCAGCATAATATGAACCTGCAAACATAGAAGCACCTGTAAGTTGTCTTGCAAATCTATCAGTGTTTGTCTTATAAAGATCACTAAATCCGACACCAGTAGATTTAGCTGTTGCATCATGAAATTTTTTTAAACTTCCTGTAACAGCACCTATAAAAGTATAGTCGTGAATATACTCTAAATGATTTGCTAAGTACCTTGGGAAAGGTATATCTGCACCTACTGAGATTAAAAAGGGTACTTCCTTATGTATCTTTTGTAATTTAGATGCACCTCTACCAAATACAGATTTGTCTTTTTTATAATCTCTTTGAAAGGTAAATCTTTTAGCTTCATCTATAGCATAATCTAAAACACCTTCAGGTAAATCTTTAAATGAATTACCATCTGTAATAAATTTAGAAAAGCTAGTTCCATTTTCTCTTAGCTTTCTATCTAATGCTGAATATAATTGAGCTTGTTTAAAGACTGCATCTGTAGCAATGTTAGCTATGTTTACAGCACGACCAACACGAGAAACAAAGCTATTACTATTCATTTGATTTAATGTACGAGTATTCTCATAAAATAAATCTCTGTACTTTAATGGTGCTTCAGCCATTAATAAATCTTTAGCTAAGATAGACTCTGACCTGCTCATAGATAAGCCACGAAGAGTAGACAATGTACCACCTACCCATTTTCTATTAACAGTACCATCTGGTAGTTTTTCCCCAATGGTAGACCTAATAACATTTTTCCAAAAGTGATCAGAAATATCTACGAAAGTATTAAAACTTTGTGTAGTTATGTTAGCCGCAGTTGTACCCAATTGAGAGGTCATGAATGCAATTCTAAGTGAGTCTGATTCTTGAAGACCCTTGTGTACTTTCTGCAAAAAGCTAGGTGTATCTTTATCTTTTGTTTTAAATCCTTCAGCCCTACCACCGACAGCCTCAAATAGATCCATAGCTTCTCTGTCAGCTATAGTAGAAATACCTTCATTGGCAAGCTGATCAAGGTTTAGCATACTACGTTTAATAGCAGATACTTCACCTAAAAGTTTACCAGCTTTAGAAAGCTCTGCTAAAAATATATATGAAAATTGTTCTGATGTTAATCCATAATCATCTTTAATTTTATTTACTAATTCAATATTAAAATCTGACTTATCATTATTTAAAGCATTAGCAATAGCTTGAGATATTCTTTCTCCGGGTTTTATTTCTAGCTTTTCTCTTAACTCTATAGCTGCTGCTGCAATACTCTTAACAGTGTCTGTATCAATACCAGCATCAAGCATTTCATTACCTGATCCTGTAGCTATCTTATCTTTAATCTGTTGACCCATAGCTACCATCTCTGGATCTAACGGATCAAGTTTTTTATTTAATTGTTTAGCTGCTAAAAGATTTGTAATGTCTATAGCTTCATCTATAGCTTCATTTCTAGTACCAGTATTAGTACTTAAAATTCTTTCTTGTGTTTTCTTTTTAGCTTCTCTTCTTTTTTCTTTACCTTTTTTAAGGTTTTCAGTAGTTATATCTATAGCTTTGTTTACTGCTCTAGCATCTAGCATACCTAAGCCAGCAGCCATAGTTCCACCTAAGATACCTTCAATTAAACCATCTTGAAGTACTTCACCTGCTGTATAGTCTTGACCAGAGGTTTCATATCGTGTTTCTTTTTCAGCATACGACATAGCAGTACCCATGCCAGTTTCAAATGCAAAAGCTGGTGCTGCTGCTTTTAAAGCACTCTTAGATACACCCTTTTTTAATGTTTCTTTAGCTGCTGTTTCAGTTATACCTTCAGCAAGAAGCTTAGATAGTTGTGCTCTTAAAGCTATCTGTGTTCCCTTTTTAGTACCTTGTGCTGCGACCTTAGTAAAGATACCAGTACCTAAGCTACCGACAGTTGCAATCGTTGAGGGGGATGAGCCAAAAGCTCTCATGTAATCCCAAGCACCTTCAAGCTTTCCTGTACCACCACCTTCACTCTTATCGTAAGCTTGCATTAACCTACCAAAAGCTTTCTTACCTTCTTTAAAATCTACATCTCTTTTTTTAGCTTCTGGTACTTTTTCATACGTACCATAATCTCTTTTAGCATACATTAAATCTTTTACTGCAGTTGTTTCATTGGTAGTTTGATACCGCATGTGTTCAACAAAGTCATTTGCTAAACCTTCAGCACCCAGCTTTTCAACTTCTTTTTGTGTATAGTTGTATCTACCACCAGTAAAAAATTTTACAAGATCTTCTTCAAAGGTTTCATCCCCAATTAAATCTACAAAATAATTGTCTTCTGCTTTTGAAATATATTCAGTCATTAATTAACCTATTAGATTGGTAGTTCTGGTGTTCTTGGATTAGTGTTTGGATCAGGTCTTGGCTCTCTTCGCCGTCTAGGATCCGGATTAATATCCTGTAGTTCACATTGACCTGTATCTGGATTTCTTTCATAACCCGGAGGACAAGGCACTGGCACTGGCACTGGATCTGGTGTACTTAATACAGATGCCCAAATATCTTTATAGTCCATTGTGTCAGTGGCTAAACCTTGATCAAATACATCACTAAAATATTCAAAATGCTTAGGATCAATTGTATCAGATTGCTGAGTCTGTTTCCTGTAATCTACATAATCTGCTGTAGCTTGCACTGCCATATCTATTATAGTATTATCATCTGTTATAAGACCGGGTTCAATAAAGTTATCAGTTATATCATTAACAACTGAATTTAATACTTTGTTATGTTCCTGCGTTGAGAACTGAAAAATTTGCATATCACCAGTTCCAGACACAACATATTCAGCACCTAAAATATCTTTTAAGTTTCTTGCTATCATAGTATTAATTCTATTTCTTCTGGTTTCAGATACTCTTTCACCCCTAGCTGTAGCATAAGGTATTTTATTAAAGTCTGAACCTTCCTCAGAAGTAGCAGGTAACATGTCTATAATTGATTGATTAAACTCTTCTGGTTCAGTGGCATTAATTGCTGCGACTAAACCTTTTAACTGATCTTCTTCACTAGATAGAGAACCTTGATCTAGTCCTGCTGCTACAGCCCTAGATAGTTTTTCATCATACTTATCATCTTCAGGATCTAATCTACTTTGAACTAAGGTATCTAGACGTTCAATATATTCAGCAGAAACTTTTCCAGCACCAAGCTTCCCTAGTTTTTGCATTTCAAACTCTAGCTGTCCTGTTTTTTCCATAGCTAAAGCAGTTTTTCTAGATAGTCCAAGCAATACACCTTGACTAACCCTATCTTTTCTTGCTTGTACTTTTGTTTTTTCTTTGCCAATACGTTCTAATAACTCTGGAATAACAATAGCTTTAGTTCTATTTAGTTGTTCAGCTAAAAACTCTTCTCTTCTAATTTTTTGTTTTTCTCTATCGTCGAAAAACTCTCTTGCTCCACCCCAAAATCCTAACATATTAAGTACCCCTTGCCATTAAACCTTGAGGTGCAGCTTCTTGTTCTTCCTCAACAGGTTCTTCTGTGGGTTCTTCACCCTCATCTAAATCTCCAAGCTCTCCTATAAATGTTTCCCTTGGAGTTTCATTTTCTTTTTCTTCTAGTAATTCTTTTTCAATAGCAGCTAAACTTTTATCTACTTCTACTGGTGTATCTTCTTCTGTCATTTTATAGCTTATACCTACAGCATCTAATACTTTAGATAAAAATTCCATTAAAGGTTTTTTAACAGCAAGACTTACATCTACAGTATGAATACCTTCCATAACAGAAGCTCTTAAATATCCTTCGACTAAAGTTTCAATATCAAAACCAAAATTAACACCCTCAATAACAGCTTCTAATATATCAGCATCATTAAAAAAATTAATGTGACCCATTAGTGCTTGTTCAGGATCTACTATCTCTGGTGCTTGCTCATAAGGTGCATTGCCGGGTTCAGACAGTAATGATTGACCCGGAATAGGTGCAGTTATATCAAAGGCTTCTTGTTTCATTTACTTTGTCCTTCTTTGAACTAACGATGTTTGAGATGTATCTGGTAGTAATACTAGTTCTGCTTCTGTGTATCTACGTTTTTTATTTACACCTTTATTATCTGCAGATAAACTTCTAATTGCTTTTGCAATCTCATTGTTATCTCCAGACTTTAAAGCCTCTCTCATTCTATTAGGAACTCTACCATAGTTATATGTAATAGAAAGTGTAGCTGCCTTAGCATTATTTGAAAGACCATCCCAAGAAGAGCCTATTGTATTTTTTATTATAGGTAAAAAATCTTTTGTAATTCTATGCCTTAAACTTCTTAAAGCATCTTCTTGATTTACGACTGTATTTTTAGTAACTTTTATTGCTTTACCATCTTTATCGTAAAGGGTATCTGTACCATAGCCTACTCTGTAATGATCTACATCCCAATAAGCTTTCTTTTTAAACCCTTCAAATTTTTTAAGATTATTCTCTGTAATCTTTTCCCAAGTCTCACCCTCTGAAATAGCAGTTGCTCCTAAACCTGTAGCCCTAGAAGTAGGTCTAGGTTTTTTATTTTCTTCTAGTGAGTCTAAGTATTCTTGTACATCTTCAGAAGATTTTAATTGAAAGTCTGAAATAGTACGACTAAAAATATCAATAGGATTTTCTTCTTCTGCCTCAGAAGCCCTTAGTCTTGATTTAAGCTGTCTTGATTTAGTTAATATACTACCAGAACTTCTATTAACTGTAAAGTCTGTTTTACCTACTTTTTCTTCTATCATTTTTATTACCTACTTACTATTAAAAGGGCCAGAACAATTTAAATAAAACATTAGATTTATCTTTGTTCTCTTGGTATTTTAATTCTTTTCTTACTGCCTCTAAATCTTTGTCAGCCAAAAGTAAACTTAAAATCCTGTTTGCATTATTATCTTCATTTTTAAATGTGTAATCCATAATGTCTCTTTCCCTTTGCCAAATTTCATCCAGTGATTTATTCGTCAAAGCATTAACATCTTTAGCATACTCTCTGTTTGAAAGATTTTTTTCTGCAGTATTTAAGGTAGTAACATTTTGTCTCCATAATGCATTAGCTTGTACAATAGCCAACCTATTACTAGAATTAAATTGTTTTCTTTGTTCTCTTAGCCCAGCATTATATTGTTTTTCTGCATTCTCAGCACCAGCATTAAACTGATTAGTGGCATTAATTGCATTAGCATTATATGTCTCTGCTTGTAGTTTCATAGTTGCCATAAATTGTTTTACTTGATTTTCACTTGTAGCATTAAACTGTTTAGCAGCATTCTCTGCAGCTTTATCTGTAAAGATAGATTGAACTAACGACTGAGCTTTAAACATATTTGTTTGCTGCCTATTATTTAAGTTAGTCATATCCATCTGTAAAAATGCATTAGCATTTTGAACTGCTGCTTGCTGCTCATTACTAAGATTTTGTTGCTCTAATTGTGAGATAGCAGCAGCTTCTGCCATAACCATAGCTTGACGATTGCTTAGATTAGCTAGATTCATTGTATTAGCTGCACGGCTATTTTCTAATGCGACTTGTTGTTCAGCATTAAAATTCATATTAGCTACATCAGAAATCTTAGATGCATTTTGAACTCTTGCTTGAAATGCTTGATCAAACTCTTGCCCCATAAATTGAGCACGTTGTTGTGCTGCAAGCATAGCACGTTGTTGACGGTTTGACAAGTTCTGTTGTTCAAATTGTGACTGAGTTTGTGCATCTGCCATAGCAATAGGTAGTGCTGATTCCATAGCTGCCTGTACAGCAGCTTGTCCAGCCATGCTACTAGCACCTAAGCCTCTTGCTGCCATAGCACCCATAGCTGATCTTAAAGCTCCTGCAGCCCATGCTGGAGTTTCTCCACCTTCAAAATCAGCCATAAGACTTTCTAGCTGATTCTTTACCATAGTTTTTTCAGAAGGATCTGCAGTTGCAGCTTGTATTTGTTCTGTAAACTTAGATGCTTTTGCAGCATCAGCAACACCAGTAATTAATTCCCCGTCTTCAATTTCCCTTTGAACAGGGTTTTCCATGATGTGTTCTTTACCTTGTGCTGCCTCAAGGTCTTTTACACCAGTTGTCTCTGGGTCCATTGTCGCAGCATCAACTGTAGCATCATCAGAAACTGTGCCTTCTTCTGCATCTACATCACTTAAACCTGCTTCAACATCTTCTGTCGTTGTGGATGCATCATAAGTTTCTGCTGAAATTTCTGTAGGTGTAGAAACTGTTTCAGTATCTGTTACAGTAGTTGCATCATAGCCTAAATCTCCTGTAACCTTTCCTGTACTAGGATCTATAGTAGTTCCTTTTGCATTAGGATTTATTTTAGTAACAGTTGGTTTTTCTATAACAGATCCCGGATCTGTCAAAGCATCTTTAGTTAACTTATTTGCAGCTTCTTGCATTTCTGCTGCTTGGTTTGCTGCATAAGTATTGTATTTTTCTAGTTTTACATTATAACTTTTAAGTTCTTTTTCATACTGTTTATATTTTGTTAATTCTTTTTTGTATCTATTAGTTGATTTATTCCATTCATGCCAAGGTTTATTAACCTCTTTGAGTTTTGCTTTAACTTCTGCTGCAATTTTTGCTTTTCTTTGTTTTTGATTAGAGCCTTTTATTGTATAACTAGCACTTGCTTTAGTTCCTATTTTATTTTTTTGAGTTTTAGGATTGTAGTAAGTACCATGCTCTTTACCGCCTGAAATTACATTAAAGCCATGTTTAAATCTAACAGGCTCTGCACCCGGTTTTTGAGGTTTGTTTACAGGATTTGGTTTTACTGGTGGTTTTGTTACTTGACCACCTTTAGCATAAGCTAACCCACCTTTATTTAATTTAGCAATAGGTGTACCACCTGTCATTTTAGCAAGAGCATTAGACAACCTACCAACACCAGAAGCTGCACCGGGGCTAGACGAAAGAAAAGCTTGTATTTCATCTGACTGACTAGATCCAGTATACTTCCAAAATTTATTTAAGTAAGTTTGTGTTTGTCTATTATCCATTTTTATTATCCATTTACTACTTCGTTAAGACCCCAGATCATTGCACCTGTACCACCTAAGAATAATAACACACCTATTGTCAATGATACACCCCAAAACAGTTTGTCTCTAGCTTTAGCCTGTGCCTCTAGTGCTTCTTTCTGTCTAACCCTAGCTGCAGCTTGTTCTTTTACAACAAGATCCCACATGCCCGGTGGTCCATATAGCCTACACACTTCACGTAATTCGTTCTGTGCTTCTTTGTGTTTCATCTTGGCTTGTGCAATTGCAAAGCCTTCTTCTTCAGATGAGGTAAGTCTACCTAGTGGGCCTTTGTG